AATCGCGGGATTCGCAAGTATAGCGACATTCATATTTTATAAGGAATACTTTTATGGAGAATAAAAAAACTGCTACTTGCGCCAACAAGTAACAGTGACAAACGATTAACAAAATTAATTCGTGTTCAATATAAAACGAAAAAAGGAGGAAGTCAAGATGTATTACGAAATAGGCGAAATCATACGCAAAAATATTCATGTTAACGGATTCGATTTTAAGCTATTCATTTTAAAAGGTCATATAGGCATATCAATACAAGTTAAAGATATGAACAACGTACCAATTAAACATGCTTATGTCGTAGATGAGAATGACTTAGATATGGCATCAGACTTATTCAACCAAGCGATAGATGAATGGATTGAAGAGAACACAGACGAACAGGACAGACTAATTAACTTAGTCATGAAATGGTAGGAGGCATGAAAAGTGAATGAATTACAAGAGAGAGAACTAGAAACATTTGAACAAGACGACCGATTCAAAGTAACAGACTTAGACAGTGCTAACTGGGCCTTTAAGAAACTAGATGCAATCACAACTAAAGAGAATGAAATCAACGAGTTAGCAAATAAAGAAATTGAACGCATAAACGAATGGAAAGATAAAGAAGTAGAAAAATTACAGAGTGGCAAAGAATATTTACAAAGCCTTGTAATTGAATATTTCAGAATACAAAAAGAACAAGATAGCAAATTCAAGTTGAATACACCTTACGGAAAAGTGACAGCCAGAAAAGGTTCAAAAGTCATTCAAGTTAGCAATGAGCAAGAAGTTATTAAACAACTTGAGCAACGAGGTTTTGACAACTATGTAAAGGTAACTAAAAAACTTAGCCAATCAGACATTAAGAAAGATTTCAATGTAACTGAAAACGGCACTTTAATTGACGCAAACGGCGAAGTTTTAGAGGGTGCTAGCATTGTTGAGAAACCAACGTCATACACGGTAAAGGTGGGAGAATAGATGGCCGAACAACTTAATTTGTACCAAAAAATAGCAGATGTTAAAGCGAATATTGCGGGCTTCACAAAAGATACTAAGGGTTATAACTTCTCGTATGTTTCAGGATCTCAAATATTACACAGAATAAGAGAAAAGATGATTGAACATAATTTATTGTTAGTCCCCAATACGTCAAATGAAAATTGGACGACACATACTTTTAAAAACAAAAAAGGTCAAGAAGTGACAGAATTCATAGTTGAAATGGATTTGAATTATACATGGATTAATGCTGATAAACCAGAAGAACAGTATGAAGTAAGTTATCACGCTTACGGTCAACAAAATGATATTTCACAAGCACATGGCACAGCGTTAACTTATGCTGAACGCTATTTCTTAATGAAGTTCTTTAACATTCCAACTGATGAAGATGACGCAGACGCAAAACAAAAACAAGATAAATATTCAACAGTAAGTCAAGAATTTAAAGACATACTAACTAAAGAAGTTAATGATTTTATAGCCATAGCTAAAGAAAGTGGATTCGCGGAAAAATACCAGGAACAAATTAACAAATTAGAAAAAATGAACGTCGAAGCACTGAATAAAAACCAAATCAATGTAACCAGACAACAGATAAAAAAATGGCTTGGAGGAATTGAACAATGAATACAGTAAATTTAATTGGGAACCTAGTGGCAGATCCAGAGTTAAAAGGTCAAAACAACAACGTAGTTAACTTTGTAATCGCAGTACAGAGACCATTCAAAAACAAACAAACTAACGAATATGAAACAGACTTCATTCGTTGTGTTGCATTTGGTAAGACTGCTGAAATCATCGCTAATAACTTTAATAAAGGTAATAAAATTGGCGTTACTGGTTCAATACAAACCGGTAGTTATGAAAATAATCAAGGACAGAAAGTGTTTACTACAGACATCGCAGTCAACAATATAACTTTCGTTGAACGTAAAAACAACGGTCAATCTAACAACCAACAACAGCATAATTCATATAACGCACCACAGAATAGACAGCAATCAAATAATCCATTTGCTAATGCTAATGGTCCTATAGAAATCTCTGACGATGATTTACCTTTCTAGGACGTGATTAAATGGCTCAAATCAAAAACTATATCACTCAAGATGACGGCACAACAACAGTCGTTATCGAGGGTGCCGAGCTAGGAGACAAAGAAACATTATTACTTGATAACGGCTACGAAGTCGAATGTGATTTGCGAATCGAAGACCCATTCAAAATAACAGACAAGCAACGAAGAAAAATATTTGCGCTCTGTAACGACATAGAGAGCCACACAGGCCAACCACGTGACTATATGAGGTATTTGTTCCAAGAATATGTAACGGTTCTGTATGACTATGACAAGAGTATTTCGTTAAGTGACTGTACACGGATGCAAGCGAATCAAATTATCGAGGTAACACTCGATTGGATATTTCACAACGACATACCGCTTAGTTATAAAACAAGCGACTTGCTGAAACAAGATAAATCATTCTTATACTGGTCAACTGTTAACCGCAACTGTGTAATATGCGGAAAGCCTCACGCTGACCTAGCACATTATGAAGCAGTTGGCAGAGGCATGAACAGAAATAAGATGAATCACTATGACAAACATGTATTAGCGTTATGTCGCGAACATCATAACGAGCAACATGCGATTGGCGTTAAGTCGTTTAATGATAAATACCACTTGCATGACTCGTGGATAAAAGTTGATGAGAGGCTCAATAAAATGCTGAAAGGAGAGAAAAAGGAATGAATAGACTAAGAATAATAAAAATAGCACTCCTAATCGTCATCTTGGCGGAAGAGATTAGAAGCGCTAAAAAAATTAAAAAATTTACCCCTGAGGATTCTAAAGGTTTTCCTGATATAACAAAAGATTCAATAAAAGAACCTAAATAAAAATATTATGGTTGATAAAATCCCATTGTTCTTTTGTTAACCACCCTTGTTTGTTATTGACTATTTCTGTAACAAACAGCTTATCTCCAGAATCGAGATAAGGTTTCAACTTTTCTATCATTTCTGAAGTTGATAAAGAAGAACGGAATAAAAATGAAGATTTCCAATAATTGCAATGACCATTAGAAATTTCCTTTTTTATAACATTTCTCAATTCCTCATATTTTTGTCCGGGTGAGTTTAAATCATATGTTAACATATAAGGTTTTTCCATATTTTATTCACCCCCAATCTAACGCAGTAGCGATAACAAAATTATACCAGAAAGGAGATAACGAAATGGCAACATTTAGAGTTTACAAAGAATCAGGTAACTTTGTCACAGTACACAAAGATTTTATACATGATTCTAATATAAGTTGGAAGGCTAAAGGTATTCTACTTTATTTGTTAAGTCGACCTGATAACTGGCAAATTTACGAAACAGAACTAGAGCAACATTCAACTGATGGACTTAGCGGTTTAAAGAGTGGAATCAAGGAACTGGAAGAAATTGGATACATTCAACGTAGTAGAAAACGTGATAAAAGTGGTAGGTTAAATGGTTATGAGTACTTAGTATATGAGCAACCGCACCACATTCGATTTTCCAACGTTGGAAAAACCGTTAACGGTAAAACCAACAATGGAAAAACCGTTAATGGTAAATCGCATACTACTAATAATAATAGTACTAATAATGATTTAACTAATAATAACAATACTAATAATGAAGGAAGTATATTGTCGGGCAACCCGACGGTGTCTTCCATTCCCTATAAAGAAATTATCGAATACTTAAATAAAAAAGCAGGAAAGCATTTTAAACATAATACAGCTAAAACAAAAGATTTTATTAAAGCAAGATGGAATCAAGATTTTAGGTTGGAGGATTTTAAAAAGGTGATTGATATCAAAACAGCTGAATGGTTAAACACGGATAGCGATAAATACCTTAGACCAGAAACACTTTTTGGCAGTAAATTTGAGGGGTACCTCAATCAAAAAATACAACCAACTGGCACGAATCAATTGGAACGCATGAAGTACGACGAAAGTTATTGGGATTAGGGGGATATTATGAAACCACTATTCAGCGAAAAGATAAACGAAAGCTTGAAAAAATATCAACCTACTCATGTCGAAAAAGGATTGAAATGTGAGAGATGTGGAAGTGAATACGACTTATATAAGTTTGCTCCTACTAAAAAACACCCGAATGGTTACGAGTATAAAGACGGTTGCAAATGTGAAATCTATGAGGAATATAAGCGAAACAAGCAACGGAAGATAAACAACATATTCAATCAATCAAACGTTAATCCGTCTTTAAGAGATGCAACAGTCAAAAACTACAAGCCACAAAATGAAAAACAAGTACACGCTAAACAAACAGCAATAGAGTACGTTCAAGGCTTCTCTACAAAAGAGCCAAAATCATTAATATTGCAAGGTTCATACGGAACTGGTAAAAGCCACCTAGCATACGCTATCGCAAAAGCAGTTAAAGCTAAAGGGCATACGGTTGCTTTTATGCACATACCAATGTTGATGGATCGTATCAAAGCGACATACAACAAAAATGCAGTAGAGACTACAGACGAGCTAGTCAGATTGCTAAGTGATATTGATTTACTTGTACTAGATGATATGGGTGTAGAAAACACAGAGCACACTTTAAATAAACTTTTCAGCATTGTTGATAACAGAGTAGGTAAAAACAACATCTTTACAACTAACTTTAGTGATAAAGAACTAAATCAAAATATGAACTGGCAACGTATCAATTCAAGAATGAAACACAATGCAAGAAAAGTAAGAGTAATCGGAGACGATTTCAGGGAGCGAGACGCATGGTAACCAAAGAATTTTTGAAAATTAAACTTGAGTGTTCAGATATGTACGCTCAGAAACTCATAGACGAGGCACAGGGCGATGAAAATAAGTTATATGACCTATTTATCCAAAAACTTGCAGAACGTCATACACGCCCCGCTATCGTCGAATATTAAGGAGTGTTAAAAATGCCGAAAGAAAAATATTACTTATACCGAGAAGATGGCACAGAAGATATTAAGGTCATCAAGTATAAAGAGAATGAGAATGAAGTTTATTCGCTCACAGGAGCCCATTTCAGCGACGAAAAGAAAATTATGACTGATAGTGACCTAAAACGATTTAAAGGCGCTCACGGACTTCTATATGAGCAAGAGCTAGGTTTACAAGCAACGATATTTGATATTTAGAGGTGGACGATGAGTAAATACAACGCTAAGAAAGTTGAGTACAAAGGAATTGTATTTGATAGCAAAGTAGAGTGTGAATATTACCAATATTTAGAAAGTAATATGAATGGCACTAACTATGATCGTATCGAAATACAACCGAAATTCGAACTACAACCTAAATTTGGGAAACAAAGACCGATTACGTGTATAGCTGATTTCTCTTTGTGGAAGGATGGCAAACTGGTCGAAGTTTTAGATGTTAAAGGTAAGGCGACTGAAGTTGCCAACATCAAAGCGAAGATATTCAGATATCAGTATAGAGATGTGAATTTAACGTGGATATGTAAAGCACCTAAGTACACAGGCAAAACATGGATTACTTACGAGGAATTAATTAAAGCAAGACGAGAACGCAAAAGAGAAATGAAGTGATCTAATGCAACAACAAGCATATATAAACGCAACGATTGATATAAGAATACCTACAGAAGTTGAATATAAGCATTTTGGTGATGTGGATAACGAAAAAGATGCGCTGGCAGATTACTTATATAACAATCCTAACGAAATACTAGAATATGACAATTTAAAAATTAGAAACGTAAATATAGAGGTGGAATAAATGGCAAGAATTACCAAAGAAACAAAAACTGTAAGCGACGGTTATTCAAGAGAAGACCGAGAAACGACATTGAACTATGATTACGAAAATCAAGAATGGATTGCTTACTCATCGGTACCGACACATATTACTAGAATGACAAAGTTGTACGGCGATGATGTAGAGGTATTGGAACGATTAGAATCTGGGACTGCGGTATTGGTTAGGGCGAAACTACCTAAAAGCGCAATAGGTTTTAGAAAATTAATGTCTGAAGAGCGACGACAAGAATTATCTGAGAGAGCAAAAAGAGCTTTTGGTCATTAGTGCTCGTGAATATAGGGCGAAAAACGACCAAAAAGACACACTAATACTTTTTAGGATAAATAACATCCGGAGAAAAAAACATGAGCTTTAAAAATTTTAACACAGGATAAATACAGAGGTGGAATAAATGAGTATCGTAAAGATTAACGGTAAACCATATAAATTTACCGAACATGAAAATGAATTGATAAAAAAGAATGGTTTAACTCCAGGAATGGTTGCAAAAAGAGTACGAGGTGGCTGGGCGTTGTTAGAAGCCTTACATGCACCTTATGGTATGCGCTTAGCTGAGTATAAAGAAATTGTGTTATCCAAAATCATGGAGCGAGAGAGCAAAGAACGTGAAATGGCTAGGCAACGACGTAAAGAGGCTGAGCTAAGAAGAAAGAAGCCACATTTGTTTAATGTGCCACAAGTGCATCCAAGAGGACGTTATGCGTGCTACCTGATGGAAAACGACATATTCGTGAAAGTTAAGAAGTAGATCATGACAGATAACGCACGCAAAGAATACCTAAATCAATTCTTTGGATCTAAGAGATATCTGTATCAAGATAACGAACGAGTGGCACATATCCATGTAGTAAACGGCACTTATTACTTTCATGGGCATATCGTGCCAGGTTGGCAAAGTGTTAAAAAGACATTTGATACTGCTGAAGAGCTCGAAATATATATAAAGCAACATGGTTTGGAATACGAGGAACAGAAGCAACTAACTTTATTTTAAAAGGGCGGAAACAATGAAAATCAAAATTGAAAAAGAAATGAATTTACCTGAACTTATCCAATGGGCTTGGGATAACCCCAAGTTATCAGGTAATAAAAGATTCTATTCAAATGATGTTGAACGCAACTGTTGTGTGACTTTTGATGTTGATAGCATCTTATGTAATGTGACTGGATACGTATCAATTAACGATAAATTTACTGTTCAAGAGGAGATATAACAATGAAAATCAAAGTTAAAAAAGAAATGAGATTAGATGAATTAATTAAATGGGCGCGAGAAAATCCGGATCTATCACAAGGAAAAATATTTTTTTCAACAGGATTTAGTGATGGATTCGTTCGTTTTCATCCAAATACAAATAAGTGTTCGACGTCAAGTTTTATTCCAATTGATATCCCCTTCATAGTTGATATTGAAAAAGAAGTAACGGAAGAGACTAAGGTTGATAGGTTGATTGAATTATTCGAGATTCAAGAAGGAGACTATAACTCTACACTATATGAGAACACTAGTATAAAAGAATGTTTATATGGCAGATGTGTGCCTACCAAAGCATTCTACATCTTAAACGATGACCTAACTATGACGTTAATCTGGAAAGATGGGGAGTTGCTAGTATGATGTTGAAATTTAAAGCTTGGGATAAAGATAAAAAAGTTATGAGTATTATTGACGAAATCGATTTTAATAGTGGGTACATTTTGATTTCAACAGGTTATAAAAGTTTCAATGAAGTAAAACTATTACAATACACAGGATTTAAAGATGTGCACGGTGTGGAGATTTATGAAGGGGATATTGTTCAAGATTGTTATTCGAGAGAAGTAAGTTTTATCGAGTTTAAAGAAGGAGCCTTTTATATAACTTTTAGCAATGTAACTGAATTACTAAGTGAAAATGACGATATTATTGAAATTGTTGGAAATATTTTTGAAAATGAGATGCTATTGGAGGTTATGAGATGACGTTCACCTTATCAGATGAACAATATAAAAATCTTTGTACTAACTCTAACAAGTTATTAGATAAACTTCACAAAGCATTAAAAGATCGTGAAGAGTACAAGAAGCAACGAGATGAGCTTATTGGGGATATAGCGAAGTTACGAGATTGTAACAAAGAACTGGAGAAGAAAGCAAGCGCATGGGATAGGTATTGCAAGAGCGTTGAAAAAGATTTAATAAACGAATTCGGTAACGATGATGAAAGAGTTAAATTCGGAATGGAATTAAACAATAAAATTTTTATGGAGGATGACACAAATGAATAACCGCGAACAAATCGAACAGTCCGTTATAAGTGCTAGTGCGTATAACGGCAATGACACAGAGGGATTACTAAAAGAGATTGAAGACGTGTATAAGAAAGCACAAGCGTTTGATGAAATACTTGAGGGAATGACAAATGCTATTCAACATTCAGTTAAAGAAGGTATTGAACTTGATGAAGCAGTAGGGATTATGGCAGGTCAAGTTGTCTATAAATATGAGGAGGAATAGGAAAATGAGCATTAGTGTAGGAGACAAGGTTTTTAATCCAGAAACAAATTCAACTTTAGAAATTGTACAACTTGTTGGCGATATTAGAGACACGCATTACAAGTTATCTGACGGATCTATTATTAGTCTTATAGACTTTGTTGTTAAACCAATTCATTTAATCAAGGAGGCACAGGAAAATGACTAACACATTACAAGTGAAACTATTATCAAAAGACGCTAGAATGCCCGAACGAAATCATAAGACAGATGCAGGTTATGACATATTCTCAGCCGAAACCGTCGTACTTGAGCCGCAAGAAAAGGCAGTGATTAAAACAGATGTAGCTGTAAGTATACCAGAGGGCTATGTCGGGCTATTAACTAGCCGTAGTGGTGTAAGTAGTAAAACGTATTTAGTGATTGAAACAGGAAAGATAGACGCGGGATATCATGGTAATTTAGGGATTAATATCAAGAATGATATGGAGCATGACGGCATAACATCATTATACGAAGATTTAGACGACAAACTAGTAAATACTTTAGATATAAAAGGTAATTATATAAACGAAGGAGAAGGCGCTAGAAAGATATATAAAATCAACAAAGGCGACAAACTAGCTCAATTGGTTATCGTGCCTATATGGACACCGGAACTAAAGCAAGTGGAGGAATTCGAGAGTGTTTCAGAACGTGGAGCAAAAGGCTTCGGAAGTAGCGGAGTGTAAAGACATCTTAGATCGAGTCAAGGAGGTTTTGGGGAAGTGACACAATACTTAGTCACAACATTCAAAGATTCAACAGGACAACCACATGAACATTTTACTACTGCTAGAGATAATCAGACGTTTACAGTTGTTGAGGCAGAGAGTAAAGAAGAAGCGAAAGAAAAGTACGAGGCACAAGTTAAAAGAGATGCAATTATTAAATTAGGTCAGTTGTTTGAAAATATAAGGGAGTGTCGGAAATGACGGATGTTAAAATTAAAACTATTTCAGGTGGAGTTTATTTTGTAAAAACAGCTGAACCTTTTGAAAAATATGTTGAAAGAATGACGAGTTTTAATGGTTATATTTACGCAAGTACTATAATCAAGCAACCAACGTATATTAAAACAGATACGATTGAATCAATCACACTTATTGAGGAGCGTGGGAAATGAATCAGCTGAGAATTTTATTACATGACGGTAGTAGTTTGGTATTACATGAAGATGAATTATTTAACGAAATAGTATTTGTTTTGGATGATTTTAGAAATGATGATGACTATTTAACGATAGAAAAAGATTATGGCAGAGAACTTGTATTGAACAAAGGTTATATAGTTGGGATTAATGTTGAGGAGGCAGACGATGACTAAACAAATATTAAGACTATTATTCTTACTAGCGATGTATGAGCTAGGTAAGTATGTAACGGAGCAAGTATATATTATGATGACGGCTAATGATGATGTAGAGATGCCGAGTGACTTCGCAAAGTTGAGCGATCAGTCTGATTTGATGAGGGCGGAGGTGTCAGAGTAGATGATGTGGTTAGTCATAGCAATTATATTACTAGTCATCTTATTGTTTGGTGTGATGTTGCAAGCTGAACAGTTAAAAGGCGATGTGAAAGTTAAAGAGCGGGAGATAGAGATATTAAGAAGTAGATTGAGACATTTTGAAGATTAAACATATTTGTACGGAGGGTATTCATGACTAAAAAGAAATACGGATTAAAATTATCAACAGTTCGGAAATTAGAAGACGAGTTGTGCGATTATCCTAATTATCATAAACAACTTGAAGATTTAAGAAGTGAAATAATGACACCGTGGATTCCAACAGATACAAATATAGGCGGGGAGTTTGTACCATCTAATACATCAAAAACAGAAATGGCAGTAACTAATTATCTTTGTAGTATACGAAGAGGTAAAATTCTTGAGTTTAAGAGTGCGATTGAACGTATAATCAACACATCAAGTAGGAAAGAACGCGAATTCATTCAAGAGTATTATTTTAATAAAAAGACTTTGATTGCGGTTTGTTATGACATACACATCTCTGAAAGTACAGCGCATAGAATCAAGAAGAAAATAGTGTCTAAACTAGCCGAAGAATTAGGAGAATACTAAATTTGACAGTAAAATGACAGTTTTTGACACCTATAACGAGATATTATGATAGTGTAGGATATTGACTATCTTACTGCGTTTCCCTTATCGCAATTAGGAATAAAGGATCTATGTGGGTTGGCTGATTATAGCCAATCCCTTTTTTAATTTTAAAAAGCGTATAGCGCGAGAGTTGGTGGTAAATGAAATGAACAAATTAACTAAAAAGCAACGTTTGTTTGCAGAAGTATATACAATACCTGGTACTGAATGTTATGGCAATGCTACTAAGTCAGCTGTGCATGCCGGATATAGCGAAAAGACGGCGTACTCACAAGGACAGCGTATGTTGAAGAATGTTGAAATTCAGAATTATATCAAGGAGGTTGAAACAAAACTCTTTGACGAGAATATTATGTCAGGTAAAGAAGTGTTGTATAGGCTAACTAGAACAGCTAGAGGAGAACACACGGAAGTTGAAGCTGTCGTAACAAAAACTGGAGACTATAAAGAGAATCCGGATACTGGCAAAATGCAATTAGTATACGATGAACACATACAACTTGTTACTAAGTCACCTAAAATAAGTGACCAAAACAAAGCCTTAGAGATGTTAGGTAGACATCACAAATTATTTACAGACAAACAAGAAGTCGACCACAAAATACCGATGTTTGTTGATAATATTCCGGAAGATGATTAGTCATGTATGAAATACTTGATCTAAAAAATAAAATCGGTGGTGGCTACAATAAGTTTTGGCACAACAAAAACTTTTACCGTGTTGTTAAAGGTTCAAGGGGTAGCAAGAAAAGTAAAACTACCGCTATTAATCTCATTTATCGAATAATGAAATATGATTGGGCAAATATACTTGTAGTCAGAAGATTTAGCAACACTAACAAACAATCAACGTATACAGATTTAAAGTGGGCAACTAACCAATTAGGCGTTGCTCACTTATTTAAATTCAACGAAAGTTTGCCGGAAATAACGTATAAACCTACTGGACAAAAAATACTGTTTAGAGGTTTAGACGACCCATTGAAAATAACATCGATTACTGTTGATACAGGCATTTTGTGTTGGGCTTGGTTTGAAGAGGCTTATCAAATAGAAACATTCGCTAAGTTTAGCACTGTTGTTGAGTCAATACGTGGTAGCTACGATAGTCCGGAATTTTTCAAGCAAATCACAGTCACTTTTAACCCGTGGTCGGAAAGACATTGGTTGAAGCCTACATTTTTTGATGAAGAAACAAAATTAAACAATACTTTTTCAGATACAACAACTTATAGAGTTAATGAATGGCTAGATAAAGTCGATATTGAACGATATGAAGATTTGTATATAAAGAATCCTAGACGTGCAAGAATCGTTTGTGATGGAGATTGGGGTGTTGCAGAGGGGCTTGTATTCGATAATTTTAAAGTGGAAGACTTTGATTGGTTTGAGGAGTTTAAAAGAACGCAAGAAATAACTCACGGAATGGATTTTGGATTTAGTCAAGACCCTACAACAGTTGTTAGTACGGTTGTAGATTTAAAAAACAAAAAGTTATTCATCTATGATGAACACTATAAAAAAGCGATGTTAACTGATGATATAAAACAAATGCTTATTAAAAAAGGATTAGGTGATGTAGATATTGCAGCTGATTATGGGGCTGGTGGAGATAGAGTGATCAGTGAATTGAAATCTAAAGGGATTAAAGGTATAAGAAAAGCGTTGAAAGGCGCTAATACTATTTTACCAGGCATTCAATTCATTCAAGGCTTTGAAGTTATTATACACCCATCATGTGAACACGCTATTGAAGAGTTCAACACTTATACATTTGACCAAGATAATGATGGTAAGTGGTTGAACAAGCCTATAGATGCTAATAACCATATTATCGATGCATTGCGTTATAGTCTTGAGAAATATCATATCGTACGTAAAAAACGTAAAAAGAATATAGAAAGCAAAACAAAAGTAATTAAATCTCTAGGATTATAGGAGGGAACAAATGTTAAAGGCAAACGAATTTGAAACGGATACTGATTTACGAGAAAACAGAAATTACTTGTTTAACGATGAAGCTAATGTTGTTTACACATATGACGGGACAGAGTCTGATTTATTACAAAACATTAATGAAGTAAGTAAATACATTGAACATCACATGGATTACCAACGACCTAGATTAAAAGTGTTAAGTGATTATTACGAAGGTAAAACTAAGAATCTGGTTGAGTTAACACGACGCAAAGAAGAGTACATGGCAGATAACCGTGTAGCGCATGATTACGCATCTTATATTAGCGATTTTATTAACGGTTATTTCTTAGGTAATCCGATTCAATGTCAAGATGATGATAAAGATGTATTAGAAGCTATTGAGGCGTTCAATGATTTAAATGATGTTGAGTCACACAATAGATCTTTAGGATTAGATTTGTCAATTTATGGCAAAGCTTATGAGTTAATGATTAGAAACCAAGATGATGAAACGCGTTTATACAAGAGTGATGCAATGAGTACTTTTGTCATATACGACAATACAATTGAACGTAATAGTATCGCAGGCGTTAGATATTTAAGAACTAAACCAATAGACAAGACTGACGAAGATGAAGTGTTTACAGTTGATTTATTTACTTCTCACGGTGTTTATAGATATCTTACCAGTAGAACAAATGGATTGAAGCTCACACCACGTGAAAACGGTTTTGAATCACACTCTTTCGAACGTATGCCTATTACAGAATTTAGCAACAACGAAAGAAGAAAAGGAGATTATGAGAAAGTAATCACTTTGATTGATTTGTATGATAATGCAGAATCAGATACTGCTAACTATATGAGTGATTTAAACGACGCTATGTTATTGATTAAAGGTAACTTATCATTAGATCCAGATGAAGTAAAAAAACAAAAAGAAGCTAACGTGTTATTTTTAGAGCCAACCGTTTATGAGAATAGGGATACAGGTATCGAAACAGAAGGTTCAGTTGACGGCGGTTATATTTATAAGCAATACGATGTACAAGGTACCGAAGCTTATAAAGACCGTTTGAACAGTGATATACACATGTTTACCAACACGCCTAACATGAAAGATGATAACTTTAGTGGCACTCAATCGGGCGAGGCAATGAAATATAAATTGTTCGGATTAGAACAACGTACTAAAACTAAAGAAGGATTGTTTACTAAAGGGTTAAGACGTCGTGCTAAGTTGTTAGAGACAATACTTAAAAATACACGGTCGATTGACGCTAACAAAGATTTCAATACTGTTAGATACGTATACAACAGAAACTTACCTAAATCATTAATCGAAGAATTAAAAGCTTATATTGATTCTGGCGGGAAGATTAGTCAAACAACTTTAATGTCTCTATTCTCGTTCTTCCAAGACCCTGAATTGGAAGTCAAGAAAATAGAAGAAGATGAGAAAGAATCTATTAAAAAAGCTCAAAAAGGTATTTATAAAGACCCTAGAGACATCAATGATGACGAACAAGATGATGATACAAAAGATACTGTTGATAAAAAGGAATGATTGTAATTGCCTAACAAAAACACTCAAGAATATTGGGAAGAACGCGGACGCAAAGCAATCGAGAATGAGTTGAAGCGTGATAAAACTAAAGCTGAAGAAATAGAACGTATATTGAATATGATGATTAAGCGCATTGAAAAAGAAATCAATGCGTTTATTGTTAAGTACGGAGATTTTGCAGGCGTTACATTACAAGAAGCACAAAAGATTATTGATGAGTTCGATGTAAAAGCGTTTCAAGAAGAAGCAAAAAGATTGGTCGAAAACAAGGACTTTAGCGATAGAGCAAATGAAGAATTAAAGAAGTATAACACTAAGATGTATGTATCTAGAGAACAGATGTTAAAGATTCAAATAGAATTCTTAATTGCTTATGCAACAGCTCAAACAGAATTATCGATGAGGGAATATTTCGAATCAACAGCTTATCGTGTGTTCAGTGATCAAGCGGGTATTTTAGGTGAAGGTGTACAAGTAGCTAAAGAAGTTATAGATACAATCGTTGATACACAATTTCATGGTGTCGTTTGGTCAGAGCGATTATGGACTAATACTGAAGCGATGAAACAAGAAGTAGAAGAAATAATTGCTAATGTGGTTATTAGAGGTCGACATCCTAATGAATATGTTAAAGATATGCGCAAGCACCTAAACAAATTCGAAGGCACAGCAAGACAAAAGACTGCAGCAATTAAATCATTGCTTTATACGGAATCGGCACGTGTTCACGCACAATCAAGTATTGACAGCATGAAAGAAATTTCACCGGAAGGATATTATATGTATATTGCAAAAATTGATAGTAGAACAACTAAAGTATGCAAGGGGCTTAATGGAGAAATATTCAAAGTTAAAGACGCTAAAATTGGTGTTAATTTCTACCCTATGCATATCAATTGTCGTTCAGATTGTGCATTACTACCTAAATCTATGTGGCCGAAAAAACCAAACAAGAAACGAAAAACAAAATACTTCGGAGGAAAAGTGAAAAGCGATGATTGATTTAAAAGTAAAAGTTTTTAAAGGCAAGTTAGCATTGTATGATAGTAAATTAAGTGTTTGGAGGATATTGGTATGAGCAATACTGACAAATACTTTAGAGACATAGCAAGAGAGTTAAAAGGTATACGTAAAGAGTTACAAAAGCGAAACGAAACAGTTATTATTGATGCAAACTTAGACAGCGTAAGGTCGGCAGTATTAGCCAATAAAGAAAAACCGAAATATAACGAACCACTCTTTTAATAGCTAGCACTTAATTGTGTTGGCTATTTTTTATGTCCAAAACGTGCTGATGACATAAAAAGCACGCATGGAAAAACAGTCGACAGACTATAAATGGAGGTATATCTCATGGAAGAAAATAAACTTAAGTTTAATTTGCAATTTTTTGCAGACCAATCAGATGATCCGGACGAACCAGGCGGAGATGGTAAAAAAGGAAATCCTGATAAGAAAGAATATGACGAAGGTACTGAAATAACTTTCACGCCAGAGCAACAAAAGAAAGTTGATGAAATACTTGAACGTCGTGTAGCCCACGAAAAGAAAAAAGCTGATGAGTATGCAAAAGAAAAAGCAGAAGAAGCCGCTAAAGAAGCTGCTAAATTAGCGAAAATGAACAAGGATCAAAAAGATGAATATGAACGCAAACAATTGGAAAAAGAGCTGGAGCAATTACGCTCAGAAAAACAATTAAATGAAATGCGTTCAGAAGCAAGGAAAATGTTAAGTGAAGCAGAAGTTGATTCATCAGATGAGGTTGTTAATTTAGTTGTAACAGATACTGCTGAACAAACTAAATTGAATGTTGAAGCTTTTTCTAATGCAGTAAAAAAAGCGGTTAATGAAGCGGTTAAGATTAACGCTAGACAATCGCCATTGACTGGTGGAGATTCATTTAATCACTCGACTAAAAATAAACCGAAAAACTTAGCTGAAATAGCTAGACAAAAAAGAATTATTAAAAATTAACGGAGGCATTTAAATGGAACAAACACAAAAATTAAAATTAAATTTGCAACATTTTGCGAGTAACAATGTTAAACCGCAAGTATTTAACCCTGATAATGTAATGATGCACGAAAAGAAAGATGGTACGTTGTTAAACGACTTTACAACACCTATCTTACAAGAGGTTATGGAAAACTCAAAAATCATGCAATTAGGTAAGTACGAACCAATGGAAGGTACTGAGAAGAAGTTTACTTTTTGGGCTGATAAACCAGGTGCTTACTGGGTAGGTGAAGGTCAAAAAATCGAAACGTCTAAGGCTACTTGGGTTAATGCTACTATGAGAGCGTTTAAATTAGGGGTTATCTTACCTGTAACAAAAGAATTTTTGAATTACACTTATTCACAATTCTTTGAAGAAATGAAGCCTATGATTGCTGAAGCATTCTATAAAAAGTTTGATGAAGCGGGTATTTTGAATCAAGGTAACAATCCATTCGGTAAATCAATTGCACAATCAATTGAAAAAACTAATAAGGTTATTAAAGGTGACTTCACACAAGATAACATTATTGATTTAGAGGCATTACTTGAAGATGACGAATTAGAAGCAAATGCGTTTATCTCAAAAACGCAAAACAGGAGCTTGTTACGTAAAATTGTAGATCCTGAAACAAAAGAACGCATTTATGACCGTAACAGTGATTCATTAGACGGTTTACCTGTGGTTAATCTTAAATCAAGTAACTTAAAACGTGGTGAATTAATCACTGGTGATTTCGATAAGTTGATTTACGGTATCCCTCAATTAATTGAATACAAAATCGATGAAACAGCACAATTATCTACAGTTAAAAACGAAGATGGCACACCTGTAAACTTATTCGAACAAGATATGGTGGCATTACGTGCAACTATGCATGTAGCATTGCATATCGCTGATGATAAAGCATTTGCTAAGTTAGTTCCTGCTGATGCAAAACCATCTTCAAATCCAGGAGAAGTTTAATAAATAATTAGGAGTGGTAACATGCCCGAAATCATTGGAATTGTTAAAGTAGATTTTACAGATTTAGAAGATAACAGACATGTCTATATGAAAGGGCATGTCTACCCTCGCAAAGGTTATGATCCTACAAATGAACGTATAAAATCTTTAGCCAGCGTTGAAAATAAACGCAATGAGCAAATGATTTACATTGTAAATGACAAATTAACCAAAAAAGAACTTGTCGAAATAGCAAGTGTTGTTGGCTTACAAGTTGATGAAAAACAAACAAAAGCTGAAATTATCAACACTTTTGAGTCGCTAGAGTAGGTGGTTATATGACTACGCTAGCTGATGTAAAAAAACGTATTGGTCTTAAAGATGAAAAGCAAGATGAACAATTAGAGGAAATTATAAAAAGTTGTGAAAGCCAGTTGTTATCAATGTTACCTATTGAAGTTGAACAAATACCGGAAAGGTTTAGTTACATGATTAAAGAAGTTGCAGTTAAACGCTACAACAGGATTGGTGCTGAAGGTATGACATCAGAAGCGGTTGACGGACGTAGCAATGCGTATGAATTGAACGATTTCAAGGAGTATGAAGCTATTATTGATAATTACTTTAATGCTAGAACGAGAACTAAAAAAGGAAGGGCTGTGTTCTTTTGAGATATGAAGATAGAGTTATTTTTCAATTAGAACAAGTAGCAACTTACAATCCTAAAACTAGCAAAAAAGAAAACGCACTAATCACTTATGATGCGATACCATGCAATATTAACCCCATTTCTAGAGCAAGAAAGCAACTTGAATTTGGCGATGTAAAAAACGATGTAAGTGTCCTGAGGGTAAAAGAATCAATATCTTACCCTGTTAGCCACGTGTTGGTTAATGGCATTCGCTACAAGATAGTTGATACAAGGATATACAGACACGAAACGTCATATTATATCGAAGAGGTCAATTGATGAATATAGATGGATTAGACGCACTGTTAAACCAATTTCACGATATGAAAACCAACATTGATGATGATGTTGATGATATTTTACAGGAAAACGCCAAAGAATATGTAGTACGAGCTAAATTGAAAGCTAGAGAAGTAATGAATAAGGGTTATTGGACTGGTAATTTATCACGCAATATCAGATATAAAAAAACTGGCGATTTGCAATACACTATCACATCGCATGCAGCTTATAGTGGTTTCTTAGAGTTTGGTACTCGATACATGGAGGCAGAACCTTTTATGTGGCCAGTATATGAGGTAATAAGAAAATCGACTGTAGAAGAGTTGAAAGCGTTGTTTGAATAGGAGATAAAAGCATGACACCAAACTTACAACTTTATAATAATGCGTTTGAAACGCTACAAGGATATGGATTCCCTGTTATTTCTCGTAAAGAGATGCAACAAGAGGTTCCGTATCCTTTTTTTTGTAATAAAAATGCCGGAGTCAAACAGAAGTAAATACACGTTTGATAGTTATTCTGGTGACACGAATTTAGTTATTGATATTTGGAGTGTAAGTGATGATTTAGGACATCATGACGGACTTGTTAAAAGATGTATTGATGATTTAACACCTAGCGTTAAAACAAACGATTATGACTTTGAAGAAGATGATACTAACATCACACAGTTAGTTGATGATACTACCAATCAAGAATTGCTACACACATCAGTAACGATATCTTACAAAACATTTTAAAAAACGGAGGAATATTGAATGGCAAATATGAAAAATAGTAATGATCGTATTATTTTATTTAGAAAAGCTGGCGAAAAAGTAGATGCTACTAAAATGCTTTTTTTAACTGAATACGGCTTATCACATGAAGCTGATACAGATACAGAGGATACAATGGACGGTTCTTATAACACTGGTGGTTCTGTTGAGTCAACAATGTCTGGTACTGCTAAAATGTTTTATGGTGACGATTTTGCAGATGAAATTGAAGATGCAGTTGTAGATCGCGTATTGTATGAGGCTTGGGAAGTTGAAAGTAGAATACCAGGCAAAAATGGAGATGCTACTAAATTTAAAGCGAAATATTTCCAAGGTTTCCACAATAAATTTGAATTAAAAGCAGAAGCTAACGGTATTGATGAATATGAATATGAATATGGAGTGAATGGTCGTTTCCAACGTGGATTTGCAACACTACCTGAGGCTGTAACAAAGAAACTTAAGGCGACTGGATACAGATTCCATGACACTACAAAAGCAGATGCGTTAACTGGCGAAGATTTAACAGCAATTCCACAACCTAAGGTAGATTCATCAACGGTTACACCAGGAGAGGTATAAAAATAGGGCGTTAAGCCCTATTTATTTTGTTTAAATTAATCATGAATGGAGATTTTAAGTTATGAATGTAGAAATTAACGGAAAGTCATTAGAATTAAGTTTTGGTTTTAAATTTTTAAGAGAAATCGATAACCGATTAGGTTTAAAAGTTGAGCAAGCTTCTATCGGTCAAGGTGTATCAATGTTGCCTGTAGGTTTAGAGAGTGGAAATCCTGTTGTGATTGGCGAAGTTTTAATTGCAGCTACATCTCACTTGAAAAAACAAGCAATTACTATTAATAACATTGATGAAGCGCTAGATGAAATCGCAGAAAATATCGGACTAGAAGAATTCGGTTCAGATATTTTAACGGAGTTGGGAAAGCGACCTATGACCCGAAACCTAGTCGAAGTAGTGGAAGCGGAAGAGAAACCAGCGGAAGCGTAATAACTTACGACAGAATCGTTATAACTTGTATGTCAACACTTGGTATTACAGATTTGAACGTTATTGAGCAAATGACATTAACAGAATATAACTATCGAATGTATGCGAAAGAGTATGAAATGCTAACCCAAGAATTCGAACGTTACAAACTTGCGTTTGCTATTCGTGATGCTGCAGCTACTAAAAATGTTGGGACAGAAAATAAACCTAAAGAGGAATATGTTTTTAACAACGCAAACGACGTATTGCCTTATGAAGAAAATATCCAACGGCTTAACGAAGGTAAAGATATAAGATTTAGTAGCGAACGTGATGAATACGAACCACAAAATAATGAATTCTTTAAAGTTATAGCAGAATTTAATAAGCAATAGAAAGAGAGGTGTTAATGTGACGGAATATAAAATTAAAGCGACTATTGAAGCTAGTGTAGCTAAATTCAAAAAGCAAATTGATAGTGCGGTTAAATCTGTACAAAAATTCAAAAGAGTAGCAGATCAAACTAAAGATGTTGAATTAAACGCTAACGATAAAAAATTACAAAAAACTATCAAGGTTGCTAAAAAGTCTTTAGATGCCTTTAGCAACAAAAATGTAAAAGCTAAATTAGATGCTAGTATACAAGACTTACAACAAAAGATATTAGAATCAAATTTTGAACTAGACAAACTTAACTCCAAAGAAGCTAGCCCAGAAGTTAAACTACAAAAACAAAAGTTAACTAAAGATATCGCTGAAGCAGAAGCTAAGTTATCCGAACTAGAAAAGAAGCGTGTCAATATTGACATCAATGCTGATAACAGTAAATTCAATCGAGTGTTAAAAGTATCTAAAGCTAGTCTTGAAGCTTTAAATAGGTCTAAAGCCAAAGCTATTTTAGATGTAGACAACAGTGTTGCTAATTCTAAAATCAAACGTACTAAAGAAGAGCTTAAAAGTATTCCAAATAAAACTAGATCTCGACTTGATGTAGATACAAGGCTTTCTATACCAACTATTTATGCGTTTAAAAAATCATTAGACGCATTGCCAAACAAAAAAACAACAAAGGTAGATGTCGATACTAATGGTTTAAAGAAAGCTTATGCCTACATAATAAAAGCAAACGACAATTTCCAAAGACAGATGGGGAATTTAGCTAATATGTTCCGTGTGTTCGGTACTGTAGGTTCTAATATGGTTGGTGGATTACTAACTTCATCTTTTAGCATTTTAATACCTGTAATAGCGAGCGTAGTACCTGTAGTGTTTGCACTATTAAACGCTATCAAAGTGTTAACTGGTGGTGTACTTGCTTTAGGTGGTGCTGTAGCAATAGCTGGTGCTGGCTTTGTAGCATTTGGCGCAATGGCTATCAGCGCTATAAAGATGCTTAGTGACGGCACTTTACAAGCTAGCTCAGCAACAAACGAATACAAAAAAGCTTTAGATGGCGTAAAGTCAGCATGGACTGATATTATAAAGCAAAATCAATCCGCTATCTTCACAACTCTTGCAAATGGTTTAAATACTGTTAAAACAGCAATGCAGAGCTTACAACCGTTTTTTAGTGGTATTTCAAGAGGAATGGAAGAGGCGTCTCAAAGTGTACTTAAATGGGCTCAAAATAGCGGTGTAGCATCAAGGTTCTTCAACATGATGAATACAACTGGTGTTTCGGTATTTAACAAGCTATTAAGTGCTGCAGGCGGTTTCGGTGACGGTTTAGTCAATGTATTCACACAATTAGCACCACTGTTTCAATGGTCGGCTGATTGGTTGGATAGATTAGGTCAATCTTTCTCTAACTGGGCTAATAGTGCAGCTGGAGAAAATTCGATTACTCGTTTTATTGAATACACAAAAACAAATTTACCTATCATTGGTAATATTTTTAAAAATGTTTTCGCTGGAATTAACAATTTGATGAATGCATTTAGTGGATCGTCAACTGGTATATTCCAGTCTCTCGAACAGATGACAGCTAAATTTAGGGAATGGTCTGAACAAGTAGGACAATCTCAAGGGTTCAAAGACTTTGTCAGTTATATACAAACAAATGGACCACTAATAATGCAATTAATTGGGAACATTGCAAGAGGATTAGTTGCATTCGCAACAGCGATGGCTCCTATAGCTAGTGCAGTATTACGCGTTGCAGTAGCAATAACTGGTTGGATAGCTAACTTGTTTGAGGCGCATCCAGCTACAGCACAATTAGTTGGCGTCATTATAACTTTAGTTGGTGCATTTAGATTTTTAATTGCTCCAATATTAGCGGTAATGGATTTTCTGGGGCCATTAGCAGCAAGATTAGTCGCATTAGTAACTAAGTTTGGTTGGGCTAAAACAGGAACTTTAGTATTAAGTAAGGCAATGACATCGTTAAAAGGTCCAATAAAATTAGTTACAGCTATATTCCAATTGTTATTCGGTAAGATTGGATTAATTAGAAATGCTATCACAGGACTAGTAACTGTGTTTGGTATTTTAGGCGGTCCAATAACAATAGTAATTGGTGTAATTGCTGCATTAATAGCTATATTCGTTTTATTGTGGAATAAAAATGAAGGATTCAGAAACTTTATTATAAATGCTTGGAATGCGATAAAAACGTTTATGGTTAATGTTTGGAATGTATTAAAAGCTGTAGCTTCGGTTGTATGGAATGCTATTTTAACAGCTATCACTACAGCAGTATCGAATGTTTACAATTTTATAATGATTGTTTGGAATCAAATAGTCGCTTATTTACAAGGGCTATGGAATGGAATTATCGCTATTGCAACAACAGTATGGAACCTTTTAGTTACAATCATTACAACTGTTTTCACGACGATAATGACAATAGTTATGACGATATGGACAGCTATTTGGACGTTCTTAAGTACAATCTGGAATACGATAATTACAATCGCTACAACGATTTGGAATTTGTTGGTCACTGTAATAACTACTGTGTTTACAACAATCATGACTATCGCAATGACAATTTGGAACGCTATTTGGACGTTCTTACAAACGTTGTGGAACACTATAGTTACTGTGGCAACTAAGGTTTGGAACGCTATCACTACAGCTATCTCTACTGCGTTACAAGCGGCATGGAGTTTCATTTCTAATATCTGGAATACGATTTGGAGTTTCTTATCTGGTATATTAACGACGATTTGGAATAAAGTTGTAAGTATATTCACACAAGTTGTATCAACTATATCAGACAAAATGTCTCAAGCTTGGAACTTCATTGTCACTAAAGGTATGCAATGGGTATCTACTATAACAAGTACGCTAATTAACTTTGTTAATAGAGTTATTCAAGGATTCGTTAATGTTGTAAACAAAGTTAGTCAAGGTATGACAAATGCAGTAAATAAAATAAAAAGTTTTATAGGAGATTTTGTGTCTGCAGGTGCTGATATGATCCGTGGTTTAATTAGAGGTATTGGACAAATGGCTGGCCAATTAGTAGATGCAGCTAAAAATGTTGCTAAGAAAGCTTTAGATGCAGCTAAAAGTGCTTTGGGTATTCACTCACCTTCACGTGAATTCATGGATGTTGGTATGTATTCAATGCTAGGTTTCGTTAAAGGTATAGATAATCATTCAAGTAAAGTTATCCGTAATGTTTCTAATGTTGCAGATAAAGTAGTTGATGCATTTCAACCTACATTAAACGCACCTGACATTTCTAGTATTACAGGAAACTTAAGTAATTTAGGTGGAAATATAAATGCGCAAGTACAACACACACATTCTATTGAAACATCACCGAACATGAAAACTGTTAAAGTTGAATTCGATGTCAATAACGATGCGCTTACTAGTATTGTTAACGGCAGAAATGCTAAACGCAATTCTGAGTATTACTTATAAAGGAGGTTACAAATGGACATAGAATTAACAAAAAAAGATGGTACTGTAATCAAATTAAATGAATACGGGTTTATCGTTAACGATATAGTAATTGATAGCATGCAAATCAACACAAAGTATCAAGACAAAGAAAATATGAACGGTCGTATATTAATGGGGAGCAATTATATCAGTAGAGATATAGTTGTTCCTTGTTTTTGTAAAGTTAAAAATCGTTCAGACATTGCTTATATGCGAGATATGTTGTATTCGTTAACGACAGACATAGAACCTATGTATTTGCGAGAAATCAGAAGAAAAGAAGAGTTGAATTACAGGTTTACTCAACCAACTTCTGATGATTACGTGAAATTAGATAAAAACAACTTCCCGGATTACGAATATTCAAGACACGATCAACAAATTTATGTAAATGGTAAACAGTATAAAGTTGTTTTTAACGGAGTTATAAACCCTAAACAAAAAGGTAATAAAGTTTCTTTTGAACTAAAATTCGAAACTACAGAATTACCATACGGTGAAAGTATTGGAACAAGCCTAGAGTTAGAAGAAAACAAAAAGGTTGGATTGTGGTCGTTTGATTTTAATATTGATTGGCATGCAGGCGGAGACAAAAGAAAGTATACATTTGAAAATTTGAGCAAAGGTACAGTTTACTATCACGGTAGTGCTCCTAACGACCAATTCAACATGTATAAAAAGATAACAATTATTTTAGGCGAAGATACAGAATCGTTTGTATGGAATTTAACGCATGCTGAAATAATGAAAATCGAAGGGATCAAACTAAAAGCTGGAGACAGAATTGTTTATGATAGCTTCCGAGTTTATAAAAACGGTGTTGAAATAAGTACCGAAACGAATATAGCCCAACCAAAATTTAAATACGGAGCTAATAAATTTGAGTTTAATCAAACGGTACAAAAAGTTCAGTTTGATTTGAAATTTTATTATAAGTAGGTGTCAGAATGACAATAACTATTAAACCACCTAAAGGTAATGGCGCACCTGTACCAGTAGAAACAACTTTAGTAAAAAAAGTTAATGCTGACGGTGTATTAACTTTTGATATTCTAGAAAATAAATATACTTATGAAGTTATTAACGCTATAGGGAAAAGATGGATTGTTAGTCATGTCGAAGGTGAAAACGACAAGAAAGAATATGTAATAACTGTCATTGATAGGAAATCAGAAGGCGACAGACAACTGGTTGAATGTACTGCTAGAGAGATTCCTATAGATAAGTTAATGATTGATAGGATTTATGTTAATGTAACAGGATCTTTTACAGTAGAAAGATATTTTAACATTGTGTTTCAAGGTACTGGAATGCTTTTTGAAGTCGAAGGTAAGGTTAAGTCTTCGAAGTTTGAAAATGGTGGTGAAGGCGATACAAGGTTAGAAATGTTTAAAAAGGGATTAGAACATTTCGGTTTAGAATATAAAATAACGTATGACAAAAAGAAAGACAGATATAAGTTTGTATTGACGCCTTTTGCAAATCAAAAAGCGTCTTATTTTATTTCTGATGAAGTCAACGCCAACGCTATAAAACTCGAGGAAGATGCAAGTGATTTCGCCACCTTCATTAGAGGATATGGTAATTATTCAGGAGAAGAAACATTCGAACACGCTGGGCTCGTAATGGAAGCTAGAAGTGCATTAGCTGAAATATACGGCGACATCCACGCAGAACCATTTAAAGATGGTAAAGTGACTGACCAAGAAACTATGGATAAAGAATTACAATCGAGATTGAAAAAGTCGTTAAAACAATCTTTGTCTTTGGACTTTTTGGTGTTAAGAGAATCATATCCAGAAGCAGACCCACAACCCGGAGACATAGTACAAATAAAATCTACCAAACTAGGTTTGAATGATTTAGTCCGTATAGTACAAGTTAAAACGATTAGGGGTATAAACAATGTAATTGTTAAGCAAGATGTAACGCTTGGTGAGTTTAATCGAGAACAACGATATATGAAAAAAGTTAATACTGCAGCTAACTATGTTTCTGGATTAAATGATGTTAACCTTTCTAATCCTAGTAAAGCGGCAGAAAACTTGAAGTCTAAAGTAGCGTCAATAGCTAAATCAACACTCGATTTGATGAGTAGAACTGATTTGATTGAAGATAAACAACAGAAGGTAAGCTCTAAAACTGTGACTACATCTGACGGCACTATCGTTCATGATTTTATAGATAAATCAAACATTAAAGATGTAAAAACAATTGGAACGATTGGCGATTCTGTAGCTAGAGGATCACATGCGAAAGCAAATTTCACTGAAATGTTAGGCAATAAATTAAAAGCCAAAACAACAAACCTTGCAAGAGGTGGTGCTACAATGGCAACAGTTCCAATAGGTAAAGAAGCGGTAGAAAACAGCATTTATAGACAAGCAGAGCAAATAAGAGGAGACCTAATCATATTACAAGGTACAGATGATGACTGGTTACATGGTTATTGGGCAGGCGTACCGATAGGCACTGATAAAACGGATACTAAAACGTTTTATGGTGCCTTTTGTTCTGCAATTGAAGTTATTCGGAAAAATAATCCAACTTCAAAAATACTTGTAATGACAGCTACTAGACAATGTCCTATGAGTGGCACAACGATACGTCGTAAAGATACTGATAAAAACAAATTAGGGTTAACGTTAGAGGATTATGTCAACGCTCAGATATTGGCTTGTAGTGAATTGGATGTACCAGTATATGATGCCTATCATACAGATTATTTTAAGCCATATAATCCAGCGTTCAGAAAATCAAGTATGCCAGACGGATTGCATCCGAACGAGAGGGGTCATGAAGTTATTATGTACGAACTTATTAAAAATTATTACCAGTTTTACGGATAGAAAAGGAGGAAGACATGGATAACAAATTAATTACAGACTTAAGTAGAGTTTTCGATTACAGATATGTAGATGAAAATGAGTATAATTTCAAGCTTATTTCAGACATGCTGACTGATTTTAATTTCTCTCTTGAATACCATAGAAATAAAGAGGTATTTGCACATAATGGAGAGCAAATAAAGTATGAGCATTTAAATGTCACAAGTAGCGTCTCTGATTTTTTAACGTATCTAAACGGCCGTTTCAGCAATATGGTACTAGGTCATAACGGCGACGGTATCAACGAAGTAAAAGACGCGCGTGTTGATAATACTGGTTATGATCATAAGACATTGCAAGATCGTTTGTATCATGATTATTCAACACTAGATGCTTTCACTAAAAAGGTTGAGAAAGCTGTAGATGAAAACTATAAAGAATATCGAGCTACAGAATACCGATTCGAACCAAAAGAGCAAGAACCGGAATTCATCACAGATTTATCGCCATATACTAACGCAGTAATGCAATCATTTTGGGTAGACCCTAGAACGAAAATTATTTATATGACGCAAGCTCGTCCAGGTAATCATTACATGTTATCTAGATTGAAGCCCAACGGACAATTTATTGATAGATTGCTTGTTAAAAACGGCGGTCACGGTACACACAATGCGTATAGATACATTGATGGAGAATTATGGATTTATTCAGCTGTATTGGACAGTAACAAAAACAACAAGTTTGTACGTTTCCAATATAGAACTGGAGAAATAACTTATGGTAATGAAATGCAAGATGTCATGCCGAATATATTTAACGACAGATATACGTCAGCGATTTATAATCCGGTAGAAAATTTAATGATTTTTAGACGTGAATATAAACCCACTGAAAGACAACTTAAGAATTCGTTGAACTTTGTTGAGGTTAGAAGTGCTGACGATATTGATAAAGGTATAGACAAAGTATTGTATCAAATGGATATACCTATGGAATACACTTCAGATACACAACCTATGCAAGGTATCACTTATGATGCAGGTATCTTATATTGGTATACAGGTGATTCGAATACAGCCAACCCTAACTACTTACAAGGTTTCGATATAAAAACAAAAGAATTGTTATTTAAACGACGTATCGATATTGGCGGTGTGAATAATAACTTTAAAGGAGACTTCCAAGAAGCTGAGGGTCTAGATATGTATTACGATCTAGAAACAGGACGCAAAGCGCTTTTAATAGGGGTAACTATTGGACCTGGTAACAACAGACATCACTCAATTTATTCCATCGGCCAAAGAGGTGTTAACCAATTCTTAAAAAACATTGCACCTCAAGTATCGATGACTGATTCAGGCGGACGTGTTAAACCGTTACCAATACAGAACCCAGCATATCTAAGTGATATTACGGAAGTTGGTCATTACTATATCTATACGCAAGACACACAAAATGCATTAGATTTCCCGTTACCGAAAGCGTTTAGAGATGCAGGTTGGTTCTTTGATGTACTGCCTGGACACTATAATGGTGCTCTAAGACAAGTACTTACCAGAAATAGCACAGGTAGAAATATGCTTAAATTCGAACGTGTCATTGACATTTTCAATAAGAAAAACAACGGAGCATGGAATTTCTGCCCGCAAAACGCCGGTTATTGGGAACATATCCCTAAGAGTATTACAAAATTATCAGATTTAAAAATCGTTGGTTTAGATTTCTATATCACTACTGAAGAATCAAACCGATTTACTGATTTTCCTAAAGACTTTAAAGGTATTGCAGGTTGGATATTAGAAGTAAAATCGAATACACCAGGTAACACAACACAAGTGCTAAGACGTAATAACTTTGCTTCTGCTCACCAGTTTTTCGTTAGAAACTTTGGTACTGGTGGTAATAGTGGTTGGAGCATAATAGAAGGTAAGGAGGTTGAATAATGGTAGTAGATAATTTTTCGAAAGATGATAACTTAATCGAGTTACAAACAACATCACAATATAATCCGGTTATTGACACAAACATCAGTTTCTATGAATCAGATAGAGGAACTGGTGTTTTAAATTTTGCAGTAACTAAGAATAACAGACCGTTATCTATAAGTTCTGAACATGTTAAAACATCTATCGTGTTAAAAACCGATGATTATAACGTAGATAGAGGCGCTTATATTTCAGACGAATTAACGATAGTAGACGCAATTAATGGGCGTTTGCAGTATGTGATACCGAATGAATTTTTAAAACATTCAGGCAAGGTGCATGCTCAGGCATTCTTTACACAAAACGGGAGTAATAATGTTGTTGTTGAACGTCAATTTAGCTTCAATATTGAAAATGATTTAGTTAGTGGGTTTGATGGTATAACAAAGCTTGTTTATATCAAATCTATTCAAGATACTATCGAAGCTGTCGGTAAAGACTTTAACCAATTAAAGCAAAATATGGCTGATACACAAACGTTAATAGCAAAAGTGAATGATAGTGCGACAAAAGGCATTCAACAAATCGAAATCAAGGAAAACGAAGCTATACAAGCTATTACTGCGACGCAAACTAGTGCAACACAAGCTGTTACAGCTGAATTCGATAAAATAGTTGATAAAGAGCAAGCGATTTTTGAACGTGTTAACGAAGTTGAACAACAAATCAATGGCGCTGACCTTGTTAAAGGTAATTCAACAACAAATTGGCAAAAGTCTAAACTTACTGATGATTACGGTAAAGCAATTGAATCGTCTGAGCAGTCCATAGATAGCGTTTTAAGCGCAATTAACACATCTAGGATTATTCATATCACTAGCGCAACAGATGCGCCAACATTTAAAGATATAGGCACTTTAGAGACGCCTAAAGAAGATGGCGTTGATGATGGTTCTGAAGTTTCAGCAACTACGAATACTTTAGGGAAATCAGGCTTGTTAGTTGTTTATGTTGTTGATGACAGTACAGCTCGTGCTACATGGTATCCAGACGATTCAAATGATGAGTACACAAAATATAAAATCGGTGGCACATGGTATCAGTTCTATAAAAAAGTTGACGAAGAATTAACGAAGAAATTTGTTGAAGAAACGGCTAACAACGCTTTAAATCAAGCTAAGCAGTATGTAGATGATAAATTCGGAACAACGAGCTGGCAACAACATAAGATGACAGAGGCGAATGGTCAATCAATTCAAGTTAACTTAAATAATGCGCAAGGCGATTTGGGATATTTAACTGCTGGTAATTACTATGCAACAAGAGTGCCGGATTTACCAGGTAGCGTTGAAAGTTATGAGGGTTATTTATCGGTATTCGTTAAAGATGATACAAACAAGCTATTTAACTTCACACCTTATAACTCTAAAAAGATTTACACACGATCAATCACAAACGGCAGACTTGAGCAACAGTGGACAGTTCCTAATGAACATAAATCAACGGTATTGTTCGACGGTGGCGCAAATGGTGTAGGTACAACAATCAATCTAACTGAACCGTACACAAACTATTCTATTTTGTTGGTAAGTGGAACTTATCCAGGTGGCGTTATTGAGGGATTCGGACTAACCGCATTACCTAACGCGATTCAATTGAGTAAAGCGAATGTAGTTGACTCAGACGGCAACGGTGGCGGTATTTATGAGTGCTTACTATCCAAAACAAGTAGCACTACTTTAAGAATAGATAACGATGTGTACTTTGATTTAGGTAAAACATCAGGTTCTGGAGCGAATGCCAACAAAGTTACTATAACTAAAATTATGGGGTGGAAATAATGAAAATCACAGTAAACGATAAAAACGAAGTTATCGGATTCGTTAATACTGGCGGTTTACGCAATAGTTTAGATGTAGATGATAACAATGTGCCTATTAAATTTAAAGAAGAGTTCGAACCTAGAAAGTTTGTTTTCACTAACGGCGAAATTAAATACAATAGCAATTTCGAAAAAGAAGACGTACCGAATGCATCAAACCAACAAAGTGCGTCAGATTTAAGTGATGAGGAACTTCGCGGAATGGTTGCGAGTATGCAAATGCAGGTGGCACAAGTAAACGTATTAACAATGGAATTAGCTCAACAAAACGCTATGTTAACACAACAGTTGACTGAACTAAAAGCTGGTAAAACAAATACAGAGGAGGACGTTTAAATGGAGAAAATTAAGATGATTTATCCAACTTTCAAGGACATTA